CAGACGTTCAAGGTGGTGGTGCGTTGCCTACACCAACGACTATGGATCATCTTCCTCCTCGATCAATGAGATCAATGATAAAACAGACTCAAGTTCACAGGAAAGGCAGAACCAAGTTAGCGAATCTTCGAGAAGCAGTGAATCCTCAGACAGTAGAATTGTTCGATCATCTGAGGGGAATGTTACCGACTCCAACAGCGAGGGATTACAAAGGAAGATCCTCAGTAAAATGGAATCAGGAATATGGTCAGCGAAACATACCAGA